CGAACTCTCGTCTAAGCTCTGGGACTTTGCGGTATATTGTTTGAACATTACCAACTACTACTGGGGTTGATATATCAAATTTACCACTACCAACTATGCCAGGCTGAAAACCAAATACTTTTTTTACTTCATCTTCCCACTGCTTCCGCAATGATAAAGTGTGAGTTACTACAAGAGTTTTTTGTCCAAGCTTTTCTGCTATTGCTAAACCTGTAAATGTCTTTCCCCAACTTACCCATGCGTTTATTATAGCACTACCAGTTATTTCATCAAATACTTCTTTCTGGCTGGGTCTTAAAGTTAACTTAAACGAAGGAAATTCCATTGGTTTTAACACTCGTTTATCTACTATTTCATGTCCTTCAGGTATCAAATCTTCTCTACCAGAAGGAATTGCTACTAGACCGTTCCCAATAAGTGCCATGTTTTTTATTATAATTGGCGGATCACCATATTTATATGGAGGAATGGAATAAGTTAATTCTTTATCAATCTTCTGCTGTTGATGCGGAAGGACATCTAAATAAATTCTATCACTAAGTACAGCTTTCATTATACGAAGTCTGGTCCGCTAAACCACTGTACAAGAGAGTGTCTAGTACCTTCTGTTACAGGGGTTACTTTATGTAGTAATATAGAGGGGAATACAATTATAGTACCTTTATTTTTTATTTCTTTATCCATTGGTAAGTTTGTAGTTCCCCAAAAGTGTTTCATAAGTAAATCACCACCATCGTAGTCGTCTGGACTGCTAAGCTGTACGGAAATGCTTAATTTTCTGTACTGAGCTTGAAGAATATTACAATCTCTATGATAGTCATAAAAAGCACTATCCTCATAAGTTGCAAACTGTATATGCTCTTTACTATCTACTACAAAGTGCCAACCTGCTTCTATATTAGCTTTAGAGGCATAAGTTTCCAGCATTTGCTGTACCCAATCATCTTTTATCCAAGCAACCTCTCCTTTGCGCATTTTGTTATCTGATGTGTTTTCTACATTGATACCAGCTATCATTTGCTCTTTGGTTTTACCCAGTTCTACTATTGTATCACACATAGCGTCTGGTATAACACCATCAAAGTAATAATAAGGGCATTTAATTATACTTCTCATTTATATTCCTCTAATAATCTATTCCAAGGATTTATGTTTATTGAAAACCTATCACCTTGAAAGTCTTGGACATAATGTTTTCTTCCCGGTCCAAAAATAACTAATCTGTTTTCTTTGGGGGTTATCATTATATCATCTTCTATTAATAATCTGCCATCTCTTAAATTTTTTGCTTTAGCATAGTATACCATACTACAAACTGGAAAACTTAATCTTTTATTCACCGTATATCTATGTTCATCTTTATCATAATGCCACCCACCATTTTTATCCCCGTCAGGTTTTGAATTATTGTGTGTCCATATTTCAAATCCTTTTATTTTAGATAAATCATAGTATTGACCAGCAATTTCTACTAATTTCCATGAACAATTATCTACATTTAAACTCCAATCTACCCAAGAGCCTTCGCCACCAATAGCTTCTGAATAAAATAAATATTCAAGCATATCACCTTTATTTAATACATTGTCTAGTACTATGGTTGGATTCATGTAACCCACGCAACAATTATCACATAAGTTAAAATATGTACTAACTGATCAAACCCTGTTACTATTCTTCTAAACTGTTGTGATAATCCTTTTCTTTTATGTAAGTATTTTGTTTTTAACCAATCTTCATGATAGTGTACAAAACCATCAAATAAAGTAGCTAGGATTACTACTTTGAAAGGTAGAACCCATACTAGCAATATCATACACCAAAACATATGCATAGCTGTATGCTCTAAACTTCCTTTAGAGCCATAGATGTGTTTATTAACAGGCACAGTCCATACAGGATTAAAAACATAATCTGCCATGAAATGTTTAATTGCTAATAATGTCATAATTGTTGCTGTCATTCTATATTCTCTAACTTTTTAAGTTCTCGATCTACTATTTTTTCTAAATCTTCTACGTCAGGCATCATATCCCAATCTTCAAACGCTTCTTTAGTTTTGTCTATTTTTGCTTGTAATTCTGGATCTTCTGTAATCACGGGTTTCATTCCATCAGTTAAGATGCGTAATATTTGCTTCTGATCTGTTTTATTTAAAGACCAAAAATATCCTAAGATATCTGCAATTTTTTCGTTATCTGTTTTTTGTCTGTGAACTATTTTTTCCACATTTATCATATCTTTCTCCAAGTATCCTTTTTCTGTTCTTCTTGTAAGTCATATAGAAGCCAGGGAACACCCTGTCTATAAAGTACCCCTGCCCAAGAAGCGTTCTCGGGCAGAGGCCGTTTGAGAGGGAAGGGGAAAGGGCAATTTTTTAACCATAGCATACTTACTATGTTTTTCTTTTCCACTCTCAAAATCTTATGATATTTCAAACTTACTTTTGTCTTTTTTCTTTTCTCAAAGTAGAATCCTACACTATCAATATAGAATTTTCCTTGATGTTGTAATAACTCAGGTACATCATCTAGCATATACTTTAAGTTATATAGCCCTTTCATTGGGGTTTGTAATCTTCTTAACCCTAAGGTTTCGCCAGTCATATTAGTATCATCTAATATTTCTCTATCTATAAATAATAATCCGTCAATTAACTCAATATTATCTGTATGTAGAACAAAAACAGGAAACTTAATTTTGTCATAAATCATATTTCTTTTCAAACTTGCCAAGAGAGTAATCATCATGAACATCAAAATCACAACCTACTGGACAGCCTGGAATACTAATTCCTCTATCTTTTTGCACTTCTTTTAGTACAATAGCACTATATTCTTCTACTCTATCTTCTTTTACTTCTGCTAAAATAGAGTCATGCACTAATGCAAATATCTTCATGTCATCTTGATACCCTAGTCTTTTTATTGTATTATGGGTATCAACTGCGCCCAGTAGGTTAATATCTGACGCTATAGATTGAACTAAAAAGTTTAGTCCTGATCTTACTTCATGTCCAGCAATTCCTGAGTTATCTGATTGAACATTTGGTAGTCGTCTTTTTCTTCCAAAATGTGAGTAAATAAATCCATTATCTTTTATAAATTTAGATGAACGATCTATCCATGCTCTTAACTTATGAAACTGTTTAAAGTAGTCATCTATGACTTCTTGAGCTTCGCTTACGGAGAAATAACTACCACTATCTTTAGTTACTTGCTCAGATATCTTTCTAGCGCCTGCACCATACATAATACCAAAGGTTACTGCTTTTGCTGCCTGTCTTTCTGTAGAGTAGTGTTCTGTAACTTCATCTATTGTTCCCGGCAACTGAAAAACTATCTTAGCAATACTACTATGAAAGTTTCCACCAGACTTAAACACATTCATTAGTGCTTCATCTTTTGCAAGAACAGCTGCAACATATACCTCTGCGGTAGTCAAGTCCATAGCAACTATTTTGTTACCTTCTTTTGCTCGAATACAACCTTTAACGATAGGATTATCACGAGGTATTTGTTGCATATTCATTTTACCACTAGAGGATAATCTTCCTGAAGTTGTACTATGAATATTAAAACCTGTTCTTAACCTTCCATCTCTATCAAGTTGGGGAAGGATTTTGTCTAAGTAAGTGTTTTTAATTTTTGATTTCTTTCTTATGTCAAGAATGTGTTTAGGTATCTCATGTTTTTCTGCTAATTTATTTAATACTTCTGCATCTGTTGAATGAGCACCTGTGCCTGTCTTTTTGCCTGTTGGTTTTAATCCGACAAAATCAAACAGTAGTTCTCTTAACTGAACAGTACTGTTTGGGTTAAATTCTTTTTGTTTTATTCTTTCAAAGGTTTGAACAGCATCAAATTCATATAGCTCTGTTACTGCTTTATCAATATCATCTTGCATTAGTAACGCACTTTGTTGTAATCTTTCTGCATCAAAAGGTACTCCAATGTCTTGAACATCTGTTAAAAATCTACAAGCAGGAATAAGAATATCTTCATATACCCTAAATAATTTAGAGTTATTTTTTACTGCTGGATATAGTTTTTCAAATACTAATAGAGTTACTACTGCGTCCATAGCTGCATATGTTTTCATAACTTCAAACGGAATAGTATCCCAAGTAAAGTCTGCTTTTAATACTCTGTGCGCTTTCTTATACCCGTCTATCCAATCGTGCATAGGTTTTTCATAATCTCCATATGCTGTATGTTTCATAGCAAGTTGTTTTAGTCCGTGTGTTCCAGGCTGTTCTTCTAAGCAATAATGTAAAAGCATTGTATCTTCAAATTTGGGGAATTTAAATCCGAAATGATATTCTAGCATTGCCAAATCAAACTTAGCATTATGAAAGACTACTATCTTAGTGTCAAATATTTCTTGAAATAGTTGTTCTGCTTCTTCGTCTACACAGTCTGTTGATATGTATGCACCATGATCTTTTTCATAGGACATACTAATACCTAATATATAGCCATCTCTTGGATACAGTCCTGTTGTTTCTGTATCAACTGCTATCCATTTATTGTCGTGGGTAAGAGCATTTTTTAGAAACTTAATAAGTTCAGGTGTTTCTGTAATTCCATAACACTTATCTTCTTTTAACTTTTCTAGTTTTAACTCGCCAGAAATATACTTTACTATATTACTTTTACTTTCTTCCCACATTGGTTTTGCTTCTGGTTTAAAAGCTAACATTGCAGGGTTAATTGCTGGTAAGAATTTATCATCTATAATTCTTCCACTATATTCCGTGATAGAGTTGGCTTTAGTATAATACTTTAATGCCTCTGAGCCAATAAGTATTACCCATTCATAGCTGTCAATATCTATTTCAATATCAACATCTTTTTTCAATACTTTTTTCTTGGTTGGATCAGAACAAAGTGCATATCTATCAAATTCAAATGCGCCTTCAAATCTATCTACATAGTCTGTTCTACTTGGTTTGTTTTCTATTAGTGCTATATTAGCCATATAATCTTTCCCCTAAATTTTTTACTTGTTGTTCTACTAGACTGCCCGGGTCTATGTTTTGTCCTAAATTTACATTTCTGGTTAAAAGACCAATTCTTTCTGCTAACACTCTTATGTTGTCCGCAGCTTTCTGTCCTGCCTCATCTCCATCAAATACTATATCTACTCCCATAATGTCTTGCATTTTAAGAATAGAGAGTTTATCTGTATCTACATTGTTTGTTCCAAAACAACATACTACATTAGTTAAACCCTTGTCGAAAAGATTTACCATATCATAAATCCCTTCGACAAGAATTACTCTACCTTTTATAGGTTTTACACTAGCTGGATACAGAGGAAGGGTAGCTTGAGGTGGATAGATCATATACTTTAATTTTTCACTAAGTGTCATATGTCTACCGTTGAAAGCTACTACCTTCCCTGTAATGTCGCGAATAGGGAAAACTACTCTACCCACAAATTGTGTTTCATGGTGTAGAAAAGCATCAAAGTGTTTATAGGTTGCTGGTTTTATATTTCGCCAGTTACCAACATAAGGTGTATATCCTTTAGGATAATTTAAGCCTACACTTGATGATCTTTTTTCTTCTATTGCATCAGTTAATTTCTGTCTTTTTATATCTAAATAATTAGAGGGTGCTCCGAATAATTTAAATATATTTCCTTTAAAACCACAGGAAAAACAGTTAAAAATACCTGTGATATTATCAATACGCATACTAGGATTTTTATCGTCATGCTCAGGATTTAGACACTTAACAAGATAGTCCCTTCCCGAGACTTTAAAGTCAAGCTTTCGTTCTTGAATTAAATCAATTACTTTCATCACTCACCTGAATAGCAGAAAGAATATTATTGCTACTAGTATTCCTATTAGTTCTGTCATGTTCCCACTCCAGTTCTTCGCCTATATCTTCAAATTCCGTCATCTCAGTTCCGCTCTCATCAACATCATGTTCATAGTATAGGCTTTTAAATACTACTTCTTGAAGTTGGAACCAAATGGCGATTGCTTTATTGCGGAATTCTATGTCAGGCCATAGGTAAAAACAATTATGCCAATCTTCCGTGAATCTATGACATTGAATGTTTTGATTCCAGTTTGAATCTATGTTTTCTACTATGTGCTGAACAGCCCGAATTCGTTGGCTGCCTGCTAAAGGATACCAGTTTGCTAAATGTAAACTTGGATTCTTTATCCCTTCATTTAATATACTTTCTACTAGCTTTTCATTAAGCGGTACTTTATGTATATTCTTTTTTACTTCTTCCTGTTGAAGTACGAAACGAGTTGTAACACTCCTTACTTCATAAGGTGGTACGCCTATTAGTTTACAAGTATCTACACTTACTCTATCACTTGCCATTTGAATCTCCGTATACATCTTTTGCTACAGAGTAGGGATCTGTCATTCTATTACCTACATATTTAAAGTGTTCTTGCACCATACTAGGTCTTGCAGAACTGTAGAAAGAAGCTACTCCTGTATTGTTTTGTTCACAGTAAGATGCTATTTCTTCTGTTTCACCATACACAAGTTCTTGATTCTTTAATCTTGCTAATTTAATTCCCATCTAACATCTCCATCATATCTGTATAGCCACCCACATGAGTGTTGTCTATTACTATTTGTGGATAAGTTTTAGCATTGGTAAACTTTTTTAGCAGCCAATCTGCGTGAAAATCCTTACCTACTTGATAATACTTATAGTCAAATCCTCTTTGTTCGCATACCATTTTTGCTTTTTCACAAAAAGGACAATTTTCTTTTCCATATATTACAACTTTCATAATTGTTCCTCATTGATTCCGTACTCGTCTATTAAGTGTTGTATACTTGCTAAGTCGTACGCTCGTTTAAATGTGTGAGCCTTAAACCTTCTTATACCAGGCCACCAGCCAATCCACATACCTTCTTTCCATTCTATAGGTACAAAATATTGAATACTATACCCTTTAACACCTTCTGCTTCACAGCGTGGAGATTTTGCTTCTTTCATAATTATACCAGCTTTACCTCCTTTAGCGTCTGGGTGTGCATCATTAAACCATACCCACTCCCCTTCTTCAAATTCATACTTTACACACTCATCTGGTGGTATAAAGGTTTCTCCTTCTGCAACTTTTGTTGGAACTCCTATTCTATCTAGGTGTCCTTTTACAAAAGCGGGAGAGCGATACATTCTTTTGGCAATATGACTCACTGGGCTACCAGTTAGATATCCCATAATCATTTCTTTTATTTCTTGTTTAGTGGCAGCCTTGCCTCTATTCTTATCCATCATTCTTCTTCTATGCTTCTTAGTATCTTCATAGTCGTTTATGATTTTACCAAGTCGCGTAGTATTATAACTGATGTTGAGCATTTCGCATGCTTCTTTTTTAGTTATAGGACTTTTGTCCTCTAAAGCATCTATTACTCTTTGGATATTTTTGTCGTCTAGCTTTTCGTATGATTTCTTTTTAATTGCCACTTATATTGCCTCATGTATGTCTTCGCCTGTTGACAGGGAATCTTTTATTGCTTCTTTCTCGTTTGGATTCATTGTGGACTGAGGGCCAATCTTTAATGTGTCCCAATCCATAACGCTTGTGAATCCGTCCATTTTTGCCGCCCTCATCTTAGTGCAGTTAAAGGTTATACACGCATCTTCGGGCGACCATGTTTCTAATGTGAAGGCTGCGTCTGCCGCATCAAGAATACCTTTTGCAAATCTTGCTTCTCCTGTATTATCTGTCTGAAACGGAGAGAATACTGGTATTTCATATTCTTGTGCTATACTTTTTAAAGTCTTACTGACTTCTATTTGTTCAGTCCAATCATATTGTCCCGAACGATTAGGTGCGTTGTGGCGTCGTACTTGGTTTAGATAATCTACTATGATAACTCCTACATTCGTCTGACTTACCTTAGCCTCTAGTTCTTGGCGAATTCTAGAAAGACTGAGCATTGGATCGTAAACCACTTCTAACTGCCGATCTTTAGTGAGCTTCTTTTTTGTGAGAGATTCATGGAACTTATCGAAATCTCTACTTTCATAATATCTAGGTAATAATTCATCTCCACCCTCAAAACGACCTGCCCACCACTCAGCGACTCTGTTCCATTCTGATTCTGCCAAGTTTCTAGTAATTAGTCTGCCTACTGGAACTCTAGTTCCAAGTGCGCACATTCGTTGTAAAATGGATCGACTATCCATCTCGATTGTGAAGTATATAGAACTTTTCCCTGCTTCATAAACATTATTTGCAATGTTTACACAAGTGAAAGTTTTTCCTGCTCCTCTACGACCACCTACAAGCACCAAGTCTCTGGGAGAGAACTTCATTTGTTGATCGTAATCTTGATTTAAACCAAGAGGTAGATATTTTTTAATTTCTGACTCTGATTCAAATAGATTTATTACTTGCATATTTTCTTCTGGCGGTTTGAGATCAACCCTTTCGCCTACGTCCAAGACTATCTGTTGTAATGCTTCAACATTTTCTTCAGCAGAAGAAATAGCGACTGTCTTGTCGATAAAACCATCTAATTCATCTAGGATTTCTACTTGTGTGTATTCATTCTTTAAATACTCCAAGAGCACCCACGCATCTACATCTACCTCTACCGCTTTAATAGCAAAGACTTTTTCTTGTAATTTTCTATCTCTGATAGATAATTCTAAGTCCTCAAAAGATGGTAGCTTTGTAAAATTTTTAACATGGGAAGCTATTACACGATGAAGTGGTTGATATTCGGCTGTTAAGTAATTTTCCCGTAAATTACCCCAAGTATCATGATCTTCTTGTGTAATGATTTGTTTCAGCAATGCTGAAGTTAAGTTCAAATTCTATCTCCCAGATAAAAAAGGCAAGAAGGAGTTCGCGTGTGACGCGATACCTTCCTGCCTAGTTGTGAAACTTAGCTAGAAGCTTTTTCTTTTCTAGCAGCGCCATCGTAGTCTGCGCAAGTAAGACCACGTCTTGTCAACATAGTTTTTACGCCTCGTACGGTTTTGCCAATTTCATCAGCGATGTCAGCAACGTTCATGTTAGCAACATCTACTTCAGACAAAGGATCGGCTTTAGACGAGCCTTTTGTTTCCTTTTGTCTAGGTATAGCGTTAATATCGCCAGACCTTAACAAGCTAAGAGCTTTTCCTCGAATAGAGTTTACAGTCTTGCCAAGTGCTTCTGCGATTTCTTCAACAAATGCACCATCATTTACCATAGTAGTAAATGTAGCTTCTTCTTCGGGAGAGTAAGTTCTGACTGATTGAGGTTTCTCAGCTGGTTTAACATGGGAAGTTAATTCCATAGAAAGAATTTTCCCTTGTATTGATTTTGCAGAGAATGCGCCATCTTCGAAAGATGCAGCGATGTCTGCGTAAGTGTACTGACCAGAATTGTCAGTAACGAATTGTGATAGAGTTGCCTCTTGATCTTCACTAAAAGTTCTGTGAGATACTGAAGACGCAAGTTCTACATCATAACCCATTTTTCTAAGTTTGCTTGAAACTGAACGAGTTGAAGTTTCGAGTTCTTCAGCTGCGTTAGCAACAGTCGCTTGAGAAATAGGGCTTTCAGAACCGATAAAATCAACTAGATTTTGAGTTCTTTCTTCTGTCCATTTAGGTAATGCCATTGTATTGTCCTATAATTATATTAAATCTTTAAGATTTGTGATTATTGTTATGCCCTTAGATTGGGCGGCTCTTGTTTTTGCGGATTCGATACCGCTTTCGTTAACTAGAATATTTACATCTTTTGTCATACTACTTTTCACAAGATAGCCCTTTTGTTCCAATATTTTCTTGGCGGCTGCCTTTGTAGAGTAGGATTTTAACTTACCTGATATACATACTATGCCTTTGTCTGCACTTTTAGATTCAATCTTGGTAAGTTGCTGCCATCTAAAAGGTAATCTATCATAGCCGTCAGTAAAATCTTCTATTAACCAGTTCAGTAAATTATCTGTAGCTTTCGGACCGAGACCTGCTTCTTTGCATACTTCTTCGTCTATTTCTGCAATATTTCTTATTTTTGAGCAAATTTTCGCTGAAGCAGTTCGTCCGATTAGCTTTATAGAGAAAGCAGGTAGTAAGTCCACTAAGTCAGTATTCTTACTGCTCTGTATTTCTCTGTGTAATTTAACTGCTAATTTCTCGGAATTTAAAATATCTATCATCATCTCTAAGGGTAGTTGGTATAAGTCATATATACTATTTATCTCTAGTTTTTCAATAGTGCGGGGTCCGAGTCCCTTAATTTTGAGAGTCTTTGCAAAATGTTCAATCATTTTATGAGTTCTACCACCACAAGCAGTACGAACGCAAAAGAGTTGATCCTTTTCCCACTCCAATATCGAGCCACAGGCTGGACAATTTGTTGGTGGTAAGATTTGTTGCATAGTCCCTCTCATTTTTTTATATACATATATTATAACAAAAATCAGGTGCCATGTCAAGATTTATTTTTTGGAAAGTCCCGAAGAATGAGCGAAGTAATTTCGAAACACTCTGTGTGACCTCCAAACTTGATTTTAGGTTGATATTTGTCATGTTTAAATTTTTCGTGTAATTCTTGTTCTAACTTCCACACATTATAAAGCGTATCGTGATAAGACCTTTGAATCCTGAGGTCATATCCCTTAAAACCACGACTACGCTTTATAATGTGCCTCCAGTCTTTACCAGAGGCAATCCCTACTTTTATACATTCTCTAGTCCAAGTCTTCTTATTGACTAGCACTACTCCGTATAAAACTCCATCTCTATCTCTTTCTTCAGGGTAGTTATTGAAGTAGGTTTGATTATATATCCCGCCTGCCACTACTGATTTTCAAACCAGTTATATACTATGTCGTCCATTAGTTCATCTGCGGCACATGTATTGTCATCTTCGTTGTCCTGAACATCGTCTGACCAGTCAAAGGCTTCGGGTAATTCATCCATACCTGTTCTTTCTAAAAACTGTTCCATAAGGTCTTCGCCGTCTATTTCCTCGTAGGAAGTAAGCCCGTCGCTATCAGCCCATGCAACCCCGATGAAGTTTCTAAACTCATCTTCGTAAGTCATTCTAAGGTCAGTATCTATGTATTTAGCTAAGTGTCCTAGCATTGGTGTTGGTGGTGACCAAGCGGAATATCCGTTTATAAAGTCATCATCAAAGTCTTCAATATTACACCATTTAGCACCTACTTCTTCGCAATGCCAAGTATAAGCATCCTTAGGCCAACCATCTGAATCTAAAGGTTCTCCTCTTTTAGCTTCAAACATAAAAGGTTGGTTGCATACCTCTATAGCTTCCTTCATTTCAAAAGGCCCTGTGCCATAATCTCTAGTTACTGTCTGTGTTTTTATAACATCTAAACTTCTACCGTTTTCGCTTGTTATATTAAAATATATATTATTTGCCATTTTATTGCCCTCTCATAATTTTCTTTAGTCTAGTTATTCTAACATAGTAAAGGCCTATGTAATACCATAAAGTGCTTACGTATCCCATTTTGGTAACCACCCTCTTATTTCACCATAGCAGTTTTCAGAACCACACTCACAATCAAAGGGTTCTGCTAAGGATTCTTCTGTTTGATTATAGTTAAAAGTAACTTCTTGCCCTTTAAAAATGGGTTTAACTGCTACTAATACAGGAGTAGGCTCTGATACTAACATACTTGTTAGAGTTCCTTTTATCCCTACTCTCCACGGCACATATTGTTCTTTAAAAGTCATATCTTTTATTTTAATCAATACGGCACAGTTAGGTTCGCAACTATGATTTACATAACCACCAATCGCACTATCTAAATGTTTTTCACCAATTTGTATAGTTCTTCTACTAGGTTCGTGCCTCCACTCTCCTGTTAGGGTTATTGCTACTTGTCCTTGATTTATGTCTTGTTTTGCTACAGCTCCGTGATATAAAGGTTTATGGGTAAATTCGCCATCTTCTTCCATCTTAGTAATAGGAAAGTCTCTTTCTTTTACGCCAGGAAGTCCTGTTATTACTTCTGGGTTTATTATTTTTATTTCTACTTTAGATTCCATACTACATTCCAATTAGTCTTGTGACTATTCCTGTTGCTAATATAAAACAAGCAACTACATTTAATATTAAGATGGCTTTATCTTTCCACAGTATGCCAATCCCAATCCAACCAGCACACCCAACAAAAGAAAGGCACATATCAGCAAAGGGAAATTCGCCTGTCGATCGTAAGACCATAGCTACTAATATTATTGCTGATGATACCCACTTTAAGTACCAGTCTTTTGTTAGTTTAGGTGTTTTGAAATTAGTGTTCATATACTTCTTCATCTGCTAACGCCTGTATTGTTACATCATCTTCAAACATTGCTCTGAAAACATCAAGTGTAGGTATCATATAGTCTACAGGACAAAATTTTCTAATAAAAACTTTATAAGCTCTTAATAGTTGTTCTTCTGTGTATAATACTAGCACTAGTAGACTCTCCGAACTATACGAGGGATAATTTCCCCACTTCTTATCACTTCTACTTTGCAACCTATTTCTAGATTTAGTCCTTCGATATAAGCCATATTGTGTAAGGTTGCTTTACCTACGACAGCTCCATCTATTTCGACAGGCTCTAAAATGCCTACGGGAGAAACTACTCCCGATTTTCCAACTTGCCAAATAACATCAATCAAGTTGGTTTCCACACCTTTCTGTATCCTCTTCAAGGCATAAGAGCCTCGTGGGTGATGTGAGGTGTGTCCCATAGAGTCGAATTCTTCTTGATTATCTATACGACAAACCATTCCGTCTGTCGGATATTCATGCCACTCTTCCTGAGTGATAACATCAAAACCACATCGTTTTAATACTGTCATTTCTTCAGTCCATGTGGAGTAGTTATAAGGCTGCACCCCATAGGCAACAAACCTTATATTTCTACTAGTGAATTCGCCATAGTCTTTTAGATTTAACGCACCCGCAGCATAATTTCTAGCATTTTTTATGCTTGCTGGAGCTACGACTTCTCCAGTTATTTGGGTATAAGGTCGAGGCTCAAAAGGATCAGAGTGTAAGATATCAAAATCATACTCTGTAGGAACTAACAAAGCCATGTTGCTTGTTATATCCAATCCTTTTTTGCCGTCCCCTCGTGTAAGTGCTTGAACTAGTTTACCTCTAAAATAAGTTAAAGACACAGCTGCTCCGTCAAGTTTAGGCGACCAAGCCAACTTGCCTTTATAATTTTTTAGAGGGTTCTTTTGTTCGTGTTCATTTTCAAACACTTTTTGTAAAGAATACATTTGAAATAAATGAGAGATACGATTAGAACTACTACTATACCCAACTTGTTGGTAGCCACAAGAAGCTGCTAGTGAATCAAATTCTCTATCAGACATAAGGGGCTTGCCCTTGTAATATGCCTCTGATACTTCTTTTAAAAACTCTTCTAAGTCTGCTGTGGTATTGAATGTTTTACCCATTTAGGTATCTCTCTGTGTTTGTAAGTCATTATGTGTTGTTTGTCTTTATTGTAGTATTCTCTATACGCTACGACTGCGTTTTCGTTTTTATACTCATCTGGCATAGCCTGAGCAAACGAGGTAAGACCTTTTCTTGGCAGGTCAATCTCTGGTAGTTTGAGTATAACCTCATCTACAGATTTATGACTCTTGCCATACCTATAACCATATTCATCATTCAATGCTAGAGATAAACAATATAACCACTCGTAATTTTCAAGTGATTGTCTAACCCATATTGTGCAAGGGTGATTTTCCATAGTAGGTAGATATGGAAAAGGTCTTGGTTCTAGTTTTTTAGCCTCTTTTATGACTGCTCTTTCATCTGCATTGATTTTACGAGGTACATAGCCTATGTACTTGTTAATCCAATGAGTTGTGCATAGCATCTGAGCTGACTCAAGAGGCATCTTAACTATGTGTTTGTCCAAATGATACTCAGCGCATTTGTCAATATCGTTGTCAAGTATAAAAATATTCATATGAATATTATATCAAACTTTTGGGGTTGTGTCAAGTAATATTTTTAACTAAGGTAAATTTCATCTAAAATATCTTTGAAGTGAGTTTCTAATATATCCTTAGCTTCTGCTATGGATAGAATCTCTACCAACCCCTCAAATAACGCTTTTGAGTTTTCAAAGTCTAATTGCATAGCAACACCGTCTTTTGAAGGTTTAAATTCTCCTTCAAAATCTTGGTAATACTTTCTGAGATGTAAATATTCTACGCCTCTGAACTCATTAATAGTTAATCTGATTTGTTCTGTACCGCCTTCCTTTTCTGATATTATCTTTTCATATATCTCTGGTGCCTCATGTATCTTCATCGTTTGTTCCTCAGTATAGACTGAAGGGGAACAACATGAGTTATATTGGCAGGTCTTAAAAGACGATAAGAGTCCGTGTCCCAGCAAAACAGTAAAACTGTTTGAGATGTTTCTTTCGCTCTGTTCTTTTTCGACTGAATATATTTATTATCAAAGTCTAAGGTACAAACATTATATTTTAACTTTCTAGAATTAGTGCTTCTATAAGTTATTACGGCATCGCCATATTCATGGACTAAGTCCTTGAATTTTCCTTTTTCCACTTTAAATACTCCATTACATCAAGAAAACTCTTTCTAGTATGTAATGGTGTGTATTTAGCCGTTTAGTTTTTGTACTATGCCTGTAAGGTAAACTGCTGCTTTACCAGTCAGTTTAGAAATGATACTATCATCAACGTCCATGCCAGCATCTTGAATAGCCGCTGTTAATGCTTCTTGCGCATCAGCTTTGCTTACTCGTCCGCCGCCTGTACTGCCTGATTTAGCACTACCGCCACTCGCTGGTGTTTTCTTAACATATACACCTGCTCTGGTTAGTATCATTCTGACTCCATTAGGGCTCTCACCTAATTCGTCAGCTATTTCTTTGACCACTTCCATACTTGTTTCTGGAGTTGGTTCTGCTGCAGTATACATTTCAACTGCGTCTGCTTTGCTTTCATCTGTCCAAGCCACTCTTCTTCTCCGTTTTGTATGCTCCATGCCGGGGCATGTTCCCCATTTATCGAGCATTTGTTGATAAAATCTATCGCCCATTGCGACTCCCTTTTCCAATTTATTATTTATTATAACAAAATATAAGGGTATTGTCAAGAATTATTTTTTCTTCGTACCAAGTTGTTTAACATATGCTTTCACCCATTGGTCTCTTTTAGTATCATGTAATACAATACTAAAGCCGATTATTGGGAGTATTAGATTTATGCAGAAAGCATAAATTACAAAATGTAGTGTAGGGCTATTTGATATTGTTAATCTAGGATATTTCATGTAAAGTAGCCATTTTATTCTACTCCATGTTCTAGTTAATATTAATACCCACATTGATGACCATATTGCTAACATCCATTGCCAAATAGGTATTTCGTTTAGTTCCATAAAAATTTCTCATAAGCTTGCCCCTTCTGTTAAAATTTCTTTTCGCCTTCTTGTTGTTCTATTGTATGTAATAGAATAACGGCATAATGTATGATTTTAAATAAATCATACTCTTTGTCTTTGTAGTTAGTTCCTTTTCTTCCAAAGCGTTGAGCATACTTAATTATATTCCCTAAACAGAAACCTTCTGCCAATCCCTGATCCGCTATAAACTCTGTAGCCTGAATTCTACCATGTGCGTAATGGGCAGAGTAAGTATTGCTGATGTATTCCATCACCCTACCCATTGTTTGCTTTTCATTAAATGACCATACTAGATTGCTTTCTTGGTAGTCGTCTTTTTTATCCACGAACATTCCTTTTCGGGCATCTTCGTTTGTTAAAGAGATAGTTAACAGCGTCGCTGGCTTCTTTGCCATTCAACATTCCATCATTATTTTTGTCTGCATGCTCAAACGTTCCCGCTTTAACAATACAGCCTGCGAGAGTCATTTCTCTCTTAATAATGAAGCCGTCTTCATCAAGGTCAAACTTGTCCGTATACTTATTTGCAAAAGCATTAGGAGCAGTCATTAATAGTGTCAGCACTAAAAGTTTTTTCATTTTTGTTCTCTATAAAATGCCAAAGATTCTGAAAGTATCCCATAGTAAATAGGTGAAGCATAACCAAAATCCCTTCTTGTAAAAATCTTGCTTTTCTTCATCACTCATCATGTGTCTTTGGTTGCCTGCAAGTTAGGTCTCGGTGTAAAGCCTTAATCCTATCACTTGCGGTGGTAGTTAAAATAAATGGAAAAATACCATGTGTTATAATGATTACACTTAAGCCTATGAATAAACACATATACTTAATACAACACCAAAGATGCTCAAAGTAGGATTCACCCACTTCGCTTAAGTGATTAAAATTAAATGGGAAATTCACGAAAGATACAGAGAAGCAGAGGTTTGCTTAGCTCGCCTCTGATATTCTGTCCATAACCAGCTCTCATAGAGTCCATAGTAAATTTCAAATGTTGCGTGTTGAGTTTGTCCATGCCTGTGTCTTTCTAGGCAGTTCTCATCATACAAATTCTGCGCCCATCTAATAAATTTCTCGTTATTTTTTAATTTTTCCATTATTATATTATACTAAAAATTGACAACTTTGTCAAGAACTATTTTTTGCTTGTTCAATAAAGTTCTTTTCATTAAAGCTGGCAAACAAAGTAAACCTATAACTTGGCGCTATGTGTGATGAAGGTCTTATTGTGTGTGGGATATTTCCATCAAAGAATACTACTCGACCTGGCTTAAAAAGGCTTGTATGCTCTACTTCAGTGCCTAGGTCGTTAAAGAAAAGTGTTTCTCCATAATACTCATTCTTCCACTCCATATTTATATAATAGAGCAGGGTTTTATGTTGGGGGTGGGTGTGCTGAAATTGCACTGAGGAGGGTACAGCTAGATTGATTGTAGCTGATACAAAACTTAATTCTTCTAATTGATTTCTGAGTTCGTGGTTTTGTATCCTATTAACCAAATCTAGCTGTTCCCAAGACTGTTTATCCAGCATGTGATGTAAGCAAGGATATTGTCTATGTTCAAAAACTGAGCTATCGTCCCAACCGATTTGATAATCGGCAGTAATAGCTTTCAGGTAGATATCTGAGCGAAAATCTTCCGTAAATATATTATCGTATATATCTATCATCTACATTATTATCCAAATAAGTATAGACATCGCCTACGGTGAGCATCTGCTCTGCGTATTCATCTGGTATATCAATACCAAATTCGTCTTCTAGTTCTAATACTAATTCAACTGTATCTAGTGAATCAGCCCCGAGATCGTTTAAAAAGTTGCTGTCCATATGTATATCCATTTCGTCTATACCCATAGATTGAGCTACTAATGTAACGAGTTTTTCTTTTAAGTCCATAGTTTCCTACTTGCTGTTAATTTTATCTTTAGCTGTTCCAGCATATAAGCCGAACCATGCTGCGCCAGCACCTACTATAATACTAATAAGTCCTGATTGTTCTAATGTTGGCTCTGGTAGTTCCATAAACCAAATAGTAGAGTAGTATAGTAAAAACATATAAATGCTTAAAAATGCTCTTGGGAATATTCTCCAAGAATCTACCATTTGGGACATCCAAATCCATCGTTGCCATGGATTATCTGGTTCTCTTTCGTTCTCCATCTCCATGATTTTTGCTTTTAATTCGCCTATCTCTGCAACCATTGCCATAAACTTGTTAAGGTCTATCTCAACTTCGTTACGGCTCATGTCCCCAGAGAATTGTTCACTAGGCTGTGCCATATTGTTCTCCCGAACAGCTCTTGCGAGCTACTTATCCATATCTCGTATGAATTTATATTGGTTATCATTTATGTCTATGGGTTGAATCTCTATTAACTTGGGTTGTTTTCCTCTCGCCATGAGAGAACCTAAAGTTAGTTTATCCTTATTATCCCATTCACAAATGATTTCAATTTTATAATATTGCTTTTTAATGTCTGCCATAGTTTTTTCGTTTTACTAATTCTCTTAGTATTAAATCTTAATTTGGGGTGAAACCATAAAGTTTTATCTTTATCGTCTAACATTCATTGCAACACTCATCAGTTCCGCAATCTTTGTGAGCTTGAAACTCTTCTTCGGAAATCCACCCTTCTGGTGTTCCTCCGCAAGATGTTTCATTTGAGGGGGCTCCGTTTGCATCAAAACCCCAGTCTGATGTTGTTGCTAGAGGTCTTTGTGCCTCTAACATAGCAAAAGCTTCTGCTATATATTCTTCTAAAGTTATTCCTCTCTTCTCAGCGTGTTGTCCACACAATGCTATGAAGTCGTTAGGAACTTCTAACTCTTTTCCTTTATACTTGAGAAGCACTTTACATTCCCGCAAACATATCGGCTTCTGCCTGTCTGCGTCTTGTTAATCCTTCTAACTCTTTACCACCTGCTTTATTCCATCTAAGCATCTGTGCTGGTACTTCGTCATATTTGCCCTCATTTAAAACTCTCAACATAGTTGAACTTTTTAAGTTGCTGGGGCCGAGGTTATATGTCCATGATACTAAGGCATCAAATTGATGTTGATGTAGAGGAACTGTAACTAACTCATTCACATAAGTTTCATACTCTTGCAATTCTTCTTTTAACATCTGTTCGCCTTGCGCACTAGATATAACCATGTTTGGAGTGACACCTTTAATGTGTCCATATCCAATAGTCCAGACTCCTACTGCATCTTGATATGCGTGTGTCCTGAACCCTTCAAATTCTTTTATAAGGTCTGTGCCTTTATTACTTATATACATATGTATTCCTATTAGTATTACTACTAATGCTAATAATACCCACTTTAATCGGATACTAATAACAAAATTCGCCCGCTCTAATTATAAAAGTAGTCCCTAGCGCACAAGCGGCTATGAACAGTATTAACGCATAATATATTATATGTCCCATCATAATTAAAGTCCTGTTGATAAAGAGAGCTGCGCTATACGCGACTATCGCTCTCTCTATCGCATAAAGTTAATTGATATCAATAAACTTCGGTCTGTCTTCATCTGGAATTTCAATACTTAGTTTTACTACTAGTAATCCATTCTCCATTGAAGCATCTTCTATCTTAACATACTCGCCAAGAGTGAAGATTCTACGAAAGTTTTTACTCGAAATGCCTTTGAATATGAACTTTTCGTCTTCGGCTAAGATGTCTTTGCCTTTACCTTCAATAGTAAGAGTTCTGTCATCTTGCTTAACAGTAATTCGACTTTTATCCCAACCAGCTAAATCCATTTCGATTCTATACTGTTCATCGCCATTCTTTATTATGTTGTAGCGTGGGTAGTTTCCTGTTGTGCCGTGATTGGCAAGTTCATGTTTCATTCGGTCAAAACCGAGAAATAGCCTGTCAAAGTCGGCTAGACTTCCTAATGTGTTTACCATCGTTTTTTCTCCTTTGTCCTTATCGGTACACGCTGTGCTTCCTTATCGGTAAGCGTTATGTTTATCTGGCAGACCCGACCACAGGTGGAATGTGGTGCTCCTAACCTCGCCCTCGGAATGTTGTATTCCTACTCGTGCCAGACATAAAGAAGTCGGTTTTGTTATTGCGGTCCGACAAGCTTCCGCTAAATGATTAAATCTTCATTCATTATTTATTATATCAAAATATGACCACCTTGTCAAGAACTATTTTTCAGTCGTCATCAAGTTCGATGATTCCTTGCTCTTCAAAATAGTCTATCGTGTCTGACATACCTCTGTGTTTACCAGCTTGCCAAGCAGTAATTACTGACCACCCGAAAACACAGAATAAAATGATGTTTAATTCTATCTGAGTAAATTCCATAAATTTTCCTTATAGTGATTGCCCAATCCCATTTACTTTCCAATATCTTTAATGTTATCTTTTGATATTACTTGATACCCACCTTTGTTATACGCAATCGCTACAGTATATCGTTTTGATACTTCGTTTTTATACTGTGTATCTGCCTGAGGTGTGTATGTCGTGCTATCGAGAGAAGGGTATTTCTGCTGTTCCTCTTTTATCTTTGCTAGCCGCTCTTGCATATGCGCACTAATAGACAGCTCACTACTACTAGCGGTGGCTCTCTTACTTGTGCGAAGTGTCTTTCGTTTGCGTCCGCAAGGACTATAG